TCCAGGGAAGCTGGATTGTAGAGGTTGGAGAACTTACTGCAATGAACAGACATGATACGAATGCAATCAAGCAGTTCTTGAGTAAAAGAGAAGATATATACAGGGAAGCTTACGGTAGACGTACAAGTAAATATCCTAGAAGATGTGTTTTCTACGGGACATCAAATGATGATGAATTTTTAAAAGATCCAACTGGAAATAGACGTTTTTGGCCAATTGATATTTGTGTAGGTGAAATTAAAAAAAGCGTTTGGGATGATTTACCAAAAGAGGTTGACCAGGTTTGGGCCGAGGCTTACGCATTATTTCTAATGGGTGAAAGCTTGCAACTTAGCAAGGAGGCCGAAGAGTTGGCCAATATTGCACGTGAACACCATAAAGAATCAAACGCAAAAGAAGGTTTAATCCGAGATTACCTTGATAAGCCTATTACTGAAAACTGGTATTCTCTTGATAAAAGTTCAAGATTAAATATTTTATCTGGTGATTTTGATAAAGGAGATCAGATGGTATTTAGACAAAAAGTGTGTGCTGTTGAAGTATATGAGGAATGCTTAAAAGGAGATTTACGATTTATGAAGAGAACTGACGCAAAAGAAATAAATCAAATAATTAGTAATATTGTTGGATGGGTTAAGGATGAAAAAACAACACGTTTTGGAAATTATGGCCCTCAAAAAGGATTTAAAAGATTGTAACTTTGAATGTAACTTTGGGAAAAGAAAGTTACAAATCAAAAATCAAATTGTAACTTTGGTGTAACTTTGGGAAAATACAAAACCTTATTAAATCAATGGTTTAACCAACCTTGTGTAACTTTAAAAGTGGAAAGTTACACCTAAAGTTACACCTTATAAACGTTGATATAATAACTCTAATAAGTATTTTATATATTAATTTGTAACTTTAAAACCTATATATATTATAAAAATAAAGGAATTATAGAAAATATAGGATTATATAAATCTATAATATCTATAATATCTATGTTTTATATACTATATAGGGAAAATAAAGTTACAAGTTACAAATTAAAAATTTTAAAATTGAGAGATGATTTTGATAAATGGAAATATTAGAAAAGCAAATTGAAAAATATTTAGTAAAAAAAATTAAAGATAAAAAGGGCCTATGTTTAAAATTTGAGTCTCCTGGATATTCAGGTGTGCCAGATAGGATTATTATTTTAAAAAATAAACCAGTTGCTTTTGTAGAATTAAAAAGGCCTGTTGGTGGCCGATATTCAGCAAGGCAAAAATTAGTAGAGAGAGATTTTAATAGATTAGGTCAAAAAGTTTATAAAGTAAAAAATAAAGAAGAGGTAGATAAGTTAGTAGAGGAGTTGATATCGTGAGAGAGTTTATTCCACATAAATATCAATTAACAGCAATTAATCATGTAATTAATGTTCCAAAATGTGGACTATTTCTTGATATGGGATTAGGTAAGACAGTATCAACATTAACAGCAATTAAGGAATTAAAATACAATAGATTTCAAGTTAATAAAGTGTTGATTATTGCACCGAAGAAAGTGGCCGAGGGAACATGGTCGAAAGAAAAAGATAAGTGGAATCACACAAAAGATTTTAGAGTAAGTCTAGTATTGGGAAGTCAGCAAAAGAGAATTAAAGCTTTAAGTGTAAATGCAGATTTATATATTATCAACCGTGAAAATATTCCCTGGTTAGTTGATTATCTTAGAAATGATTGGTATTTTGATACGGTTGTGATTGATGAAAGTAGTAGTTTTAAAAATAGTCAAAGTAAGAGATTTAAAGCTTTGAAAATGGTACTTCCTAAGATTAATAGGTTGATTGAGTTAACAGGAACTCCGAGCCCCAATGGTGTGGAGGACTTGTGGGCCCAAATATATTTACTTGATCAAGGTGAAAGATTAGAGAAATATATCACACATTTTAGAAATAGATATATGGAACCTAATAAGAGAAATAGAAGTCAAATTTTTGATTATAAAGTAAAAGAAGGAGTTTATGATCATATCATAAATAAAATATCCGATATTTGTATAAGCATGAAATCGGAGGATTATTTAGAACTTCCCGATTTATCTTACAATGAAATACCTGTAGTTTTAAATGATAAAGCAAGAAAAGACTATGATAAAATGGAACGTGATTTTGTCCTGGAGCTAGAAGAAGCAGAAGAGGATATAACAGCGGTAAATGCAGCAGCATTATCAAATAAACTATTACAAATAAGTAATGGTGCAGTATACGATAATTCAGGAATTTACACAGAAGTGCATAACGCAAAAATAGATTCATTTCTTGAGTTGGTAGAAAGTTTACAAGGGCGAAGTCTTTTGGTATTTTACAACTTTCAACATGATAAAGAACGAATTAAGAAAGCGTTAGAAAAAAGCGATTTAGTAGTTAGAGAATTGAAAACTACACAAGATGAAGATGATTGGAATGATAGAAAAATAGATATTCTATTGACACATCCAGCAAGTGCTGCTTATGGACTTAATTTGCAAGAAGGTGGAAATCATGTTTGTTGGTTCGGATTGACGTGGAATTTAGAACATTATCAACAGGCCAACAAGCGACTGCATAGACAAGGCCAAAAAGAAAAAGTAATTATTCATCACTTAGTCACACAAGATACGAGAGACGAAGATGTAATGCGAGCATTAGACAGTAAGGCGGATGTTCAAGAGGAAATATTACAGAGCTTAAAAGCTAGAATTAGAAAAATTAAAGAAGGTAAGTAGAAATGACTAACTTACAAAAAATAATGAATAAACAAAATATAACTGATCATGAATTATGTGAAAAATCAGGAGTACATTTTAACGTTATTAAATTAATTAGAACTGGTCTGAGGAAAACACCGCGATTTACAACGTTACGAAAATTAGCGAAAGCGTTGAATTGTACTCCAAAAGAAATAGGAGATTAAGAAATGAAAAATGAAGATGTGTTAACTTTTATTCCTATATTACTCACTGGGTTTTTGTTGGGATGTGCACTGATGACAATTCTCTGTACATACAGACCGGACAAAATGGAAAAAGAAAACAAAGAGTTAAAAATAGAAAATCATAAATTAGAACAAAAGCTTTTGAAACTTTACGATGAACAAGCGGAGCTAACAAAAAAAATAGCTGAATTGAACGGAATAGGAGGATAAGAGATGTTGAAAAAAATATGGGACAACATTGAAATTATACTAATTACAATATCGATGTTATTAGCAATGTTCACAGCTGGGTTGATACTGGGTGTATATGTATCGAGTAATACGATTGAGGAATTATCTAACGATAATATAGTCAAGGAAAGAACTATCCAGCAACAAAAAGAAAAAATTAGACAATTACAAACGCTTAAGCAGTTGAAGGAGATTTACGGGTAATGATAGGAGATATTATTTTATGGGTAAAAACGTATTTAAAAAAGATTTTTTGTGAACATGAATATTACTTTATACCTTATGAACGTAATGTAAGTGATTATTGTTGTAGAAAATGTGGTAAGGTTAAAAGATTTTAGGAGGATTAAAAATGAAACAACCGAAAGTATATATTAAAAGTTTAGACAAAGCACTAGAAGTAGAGTCAATTAGATTTGATACTAAAGTAGTTGAAATTTACGATGAAGAAGCATCTAGATATCGTTACTGTGATTTTGATGAAGTTGAGTTTATTTACGGGACTGGTTTTAAAGATAAAAACGGAAAAGAAATTGAAAGTGGAGATATTTTAAAAACAGAGTTTGAAGATGTTTTTACTATAAAATTTAATAATATTTATGGTTTTTATGCGATTAAAGACGATGTTAGATGTTACTTTACAGAAGAAGATCTAGATTATGAACTTAGAGAAACATTATCAAAAACGGAAGTAATTGGTAATAATTACGAAAATAAGGATCTATTGGATGTGTAAGATGAAATGGAATAAAGCATATTTACGCAAAGTAACTGATGAAGAGTTAGCTGCTGATAAAAACTTATTAGAAGATGATTTAATATGGGACGGAGAAATACCAAGTAATCTATATACACGTATAGTAGTAATTTATGATTATACTAATTGGCTTGATAACGATATACGAGTGAATTTGTGGTTAGATGTACTTTTAAGGTATTATCGAGAAGATATGAAAAACGATGTTATTTACTGGGTGGAATTACCAGAGTAAGAGAATTGAGGAGGACTAACAATGACTAACGAAGAATTACGACAAGAGATTGAAAAATTAAAACAAGAGATTATTGAATTAAGATTTAATAGTTTAGAAAGTAAGGCAGGCCCGATACCTTATCAAGTGAAAATTCCGGCTGATTTAGAAAATTATTACAATATTGATATAGATGGAAGTATAGAAGGACTATACGGTTACACAAACGAGATAAGAGTATTATTTTATCTACGTGGTTTAGCATTTAAAACTAAAACAGAAGCAGAACAACATTTAAAAAAATCTATGTTACTGTTTAAACTTCATAAGTGGGCTGAAGAACACAACGGAGGTTGGTTCCCGGATTGGCAGAAGGGTAGACCAAAATATTTCGCAATGTTTAATAAGCTTACAGGAGATTTTAGTGTGGGAGCTGATTGTTATTGTGGAGTTTTTACTAAACTTCCTTACCTCAAATCAGACGAGTTAGCAGAACAATTCATTGAAGAGTTCGGAGATGAAATAAAAGAGGTGCTTTGCTAATGGATGAATTAATGCAAAACATTGATGGAAAACTAAATTTAAGTATAGATAAAGCACCAGAAATATATGAGGGATTAAAAAAACAGTATGTTATATATGATACTTGTAATACGATATTAGAGATATTATTTTTTATAGTAATGATAGGTTTTATGTTAGGGATTATTTTTGGGCAAGAGGAAATGATCTCAAGAAAAAATCTAAAATTTATGGGTATAGCAGTAATAACATTAATCATCATTGGAATAGGAATTTTTATATTCAGAAATATTAATACTCCAGATATAGTATTTCTAAAAGGAATGATGGAGAGGTAGAATATGGATTTGAAATCATTATTTATAATCGACATCCTACTTTACAT